TCGTTGCACGACGACTACGATCCAGAGCCCACGGACCACGGACAAACGGAGTATTATTAATGGTTAGAATTAACCCTTACTTTGATGATGTAATTTTAGGCGACAATGCTGATCCAGCATACGCTGCAGATGCTTTAGATTTTCAAGCAATACAACCTGTTGCTCCTGTAAACGTAAATGTAAATACTCCTTATAGAGCGGGTCAAACATATCAAGAAATTATTAGTAGACCAGAAGTTCAAGAACAAATTAAACAGGGCTCAGAGACCATGTCTAATATTGTAAAAGGAGTGCCAAATTTTATTGGAGATTTCTTAGCACAAACCCTCGGTCGTATTGCAGAGAATATGGTCAATGAAGAATCTGCACAACGAGGTAGAGAATTATTTCAAAATCAAAAAGAAGCTGCAGGAATGTTTGGTAAACTTTTTTCACAGTTAACACCCGATCAAATACAATTTTATGAACAACGAACAGGCAAGAGTACGCAAAGACCATCATCTTTAGCAGAGGATTTTAAAGATAGTTTTAATTTTACTTTGGACACTTTATTAAGAGATGCAATTGATGGATCAAAGGCAATTCAAGGTGGAGCAAGATTTACAGAATTACCAGGTAATCAACAATTTGGTGTATTTTTACTTCCTTTAGAGTTTTGGTTAGGTGGTGGTGGAGCAAGAAGAGTTGTACAAGAAACTGGTGAATCACTTGTACAAAAGTATAAAGATATGCCCTTGGGTGAATTAGTGGTAAACCCACAAGCACAACAAGAAATTCCAGAAGTCATTGCACAGATACAACGTGAGTATCCAGTTTTACAAATTAGTCGTCCTGGTCGATTAGAAACTACTGAAGATTTTAGTTTAAAACCAAAATCTGATATGGATTTATCATTAAGTCAAATGGAGGCTGCGGATCAACGTGATAAGAGATTTTTAACAGGTAAACCAAGAACTGGTGCAATAACAGACGCAAGAGAAAATAAAGCTTTGCCTGTAATTAAAGCGTTAGCCGAAAAAAATCCTGATGGATTATCTAAACCACAAGTTATTACTGAACTTAAAAAAACTTTTCCTGATCTAAACGATAATCAAATAGAATCAATTTTTAAAGGTATACGTGTTGTTGATGGAGTTAAACAAAGCACGTTTCCGTTTAGTCAATTTATGAAAGAGGGAGCTGCTGCGGTAGGTGGTGAAACTGCTAAAGCTTTATCATTAAAAAATTTAAATGAATTTGATCAGTATTTAACTTCTAACCCACCTGAAAAAAAATTAAGTCAAACAGCCGCTGTAAATCTCTCAAGATCAATTACGTCCTCAGGTCAAGGGGTACGAGGCGATAAAATAAAAGAATTTGTGGAAAAAAACCCTAATAGTGCTATTGCAAAATTTGTTGCACAACCTTTAAAAAAAGGAGAGGATCAGTTAACTTCTGAAGTCTTACAAACTTTAAAAACTGAATATGAATTTTTTGACGACTTTATTCCAATCGCTACCGCATCTAAACTTACAGGTATAGCAGAAAATACTCTTAGAAATGCAGTTAAAAAAGGCACAAATGGTGTTGATGAGTTTGTGCAACCTCAAAGAGCTAAAGGTAAAAAAGAAGCGTTTATAAGATCTTACATACCAGCCGGAGGTCCTGATCAAGATCTAACAATACAAGCTAAATCACTTATGACAATAGATAATTTCAGAGGTGGTTTATTTGGATCTACAGAAAAAGATTTTATGAAAATTATGGATGAATATGGAATCATTCCAAAAAGAATACGTCAAGGTGATGAGTTTGTAGAAAACCCAAATTATTTAAAAAATGATGCAGCTTTTGAAAAAAAGATGGCAGACAATAGAGAGAGATTCTATCAAGACCAAATTAAATATCTAGATCGTGGTGAAGATTCCTTAAAAGATTTAGAAAAGATGATTGAAAAAAGAAATGCATTTGGAGACTATGCTAAAAAACAATTTAAAGATTTAGTAAGATCAAACCCACTTTTAAAAGAAAGATTTTTAGAAGAATATTATAGAGTCCTTGGAGGAAAGTTCGGTGGTAAAAAAGAATTACTTAAAGATATAAAAAATTATCCAGAAGAACTTTTTGAAAAACAACTTAGTGACATAGCTAGAGCTTTTGCTGGTAATGCTGCACATGTTACACCTATCTCAAGAGTAAAAGGCAGAACACCAAAACGAGGGGATCAATTTAAATTGTCTCCAAAACTAAGAGGTAAATTTTCTAATCCAGAGTTTTATAGAGTAAATTTAAGTGTTGACAATATAGGTCGTCAGCCAAGGTTTGAAAATATTATTGTTAATAATATTAAAAAGATAAACAAAATAAAGTCTGCTCCAAGAGGAGAAAGATTTAACATCTTAGATAAATCTATAAATAGGATAGCCGAAATAAATCAACAAATGATAAATAATAACATGGCAACATTGTTAGAATTTTCTAAAAAAGATCTTAGCCCAGAAACTATGAGAAAACTAATTCAAGAGGGAACAATAAGTAGGAATGCTTTTGAAGAAAGTGAAGACAAAATTATTTTATTTCTTGGTAAACAAGAGGACATGTCTTTACCAGAACTCAAACAAATGTTTGATGATAGATTAGAAAAGTACAGATTAGCACCAGAGTTATTTAAACTTTCAGCACAGGCACCTAAAGGTGCAAAGATAGATGATGAAATGTTTATCAGAGGAAGTGCGCCTTACATTGTAAAAGGTTTTCCTTTAGATTTTAAAGATGGGGGTGTTGTTAATATGGCCATAGGCGGTGATCCGTTAACTAATCTCAATCAACAACAGTTTGCACCTGACCCTGCATTTGAAGGACAGGACTTTTTTAAAGAAGCTGTGGACTCTGGTAATCTTTACGCATTTAATCCGCTAAAGTTATTTAAACTTTTTGGTAAAGTAGATGGAGTACAAACACCAAAAAAAATCACAGAACCTGAAGTCGTCGACGCACCACCAGGTACAACATTACCTACAACACAGGTCGTACAACCTCAAGACTTTCCGTTTCGTTCCTACACCTTAGAAGCAATTATGGACCCTAATGCACCGAAGGCAGCGACACCTCAAGCTTGGGCAGATTTTTTAGTCAAAGGTAAAAAATCACCTATATCAGAAATACAAGACTCAGGATTAGAACAATACCTACGTGACTTTGAATCATATTTCCCTAATCAAAAAATTACACAAAAACAATTAATTGACTATTACGAAACCTCACCGATTGGTAATTTAAGTTTTAAAGTAAAAGAAGATACACCTATACGACAAAATCAAGATGCTGCGTATTCACAATACTCAGGTAATCAAAAACATAAAGAGGCGGGTAATCAACCTCTAGATGAATTAGGCACAGAGTATCGTGAAATTGTGGTAGAGGCAGGACCTTTACCAGGGGAGACAAGACCATTTGTACAAAGTGGACATTACAGTGAACCTAACGTCATTGGTTTTACTCGTGTCGCAAACTACACAGGCAAAGATGGTCGACCAATTGCAGTTATTCAAGAACTGCAAACAGATATGTTAACTACTGTTCGTAAAGAACAAGAACGTCTACAAGCTTTACTTGGAAGAATAAAAAATTACAAAGCATCTGCAGAACAAAAACTACAATCTGCAAGCGAGTATGACGTTCAAACGGGACAAATAATGCTTCAGACTTTAAATCAAACATATCCTCCAACAGTCATGAAAACTTTAGAGGAAAATCAAAACTTAATTAAACCTTTTCCTAATGAAGCTGGTAAAGAATTAATTCCTGGATTTTCTGCTGACATTCAAAACTTACAAAAACAAATTGATGCTGCAGTAAAAGCAGATATCGCTCAAACTAATCCTGAGACAGGATTTTTACTAACACAAATAAACAATCAACAGATGGAGGTATTAAATAAATTACAAGATTTAAATCGTTCTGGTGAGATTGATCAAATATTAGGTGGAATAAAAATTCCTGCTGCAAGTGAGACGGAAGATCTTGCACGTATTGCAAATGATCCTAACCCTTCTACTTTGGTAGATGGTTTTTCTTATGGTCAAAAAGATTTAACTTTATTTCCTCCTATTCCATTTAACAAACAACCTGACTATGTTGATCTATTAGTAAAAGCAACAATCAAAGATGCTCAATCAAAAGGTATTAACAAAGTTGCTATCTATCCTGCTGACTTAGTTAACAGACGTTGGAATAAAACACCAGGTTCCCCTGAAGGAAAAAAGTTTGAAGATTTGTATGGCAAAGTTGCTATACAACAAATGAAAAACATTGCAAAGAAATATGGTGGCACAGCACAGTTTGAAGTTATTATGGATCCTACAAAAGCATCAAAGGGACTTAGGTATTATAATAGAAGTCTACCAAATCAATCAGGCACAAAGTTTGATTTTTTAAAAGAAGAGGTGCCTCGAGCAGACTTATCACTTGAGGAAGTTCAACCTTTTTTTGATGAACAAATTAGAAGAACGATTGACGGACAAGGTTCTGATTTTAGAGTTGCTATAACAAGAGAAGTAGCTCCAGGTCAAACAATGGATTACTTTGTTTTACCCGCAGATAATGATAAAGGTTTCTTATTACAGCCTTTTAAAGCAGGAGACGAACTAGAGGATGCACAAATAGTAATCGAAGAATTTAACCCACAAGAAATCAAAATGTTTACAGTCACACTCGATTCACCACAAGCAGAACAACCTATGTATCTGTTTAAGAAAAAATCTGGTGGAAGTATTGACAAAGATAGTTTAGTTTCAATTACAGATATATACGGAGAATATGGTAGATAAATACGATAGCACAGCAGACACTCCTTACTTAGCTCGTGATGAGGCAGGTGGCTCTAATGAAGATGATGTCCAAGTAGAAGAAACTGGCACAACAGTTGATTTAGAAACATCAAATGAACCTGATGTAGAAATTAATGAAGATGGTTCTGCAATTATTGGTCAAGAAGAGGTTGTATCAACATCTGGTTTTAATTCTAATTTAGCTGAAATTGTAGATGATGCAATTTTACAAGATCTTTCTAATCAATTAGTTGAAAGAGTAGAAAGCGATAAGTCTTCTCGTGAAGAATGGGAGCAGGCTTATACTAAGGGTTTAGATCTTTTAGGTTTTAGATATGAAGAGCGCACACGTCCTTTTAGAGGTGCATCTAGTGTTAGTCACCCTGTGTTAGCTCAAGCAGTTACACAGTTTCAAGCCATGGCTTATGTAGAATTACTACCTAGTGATGGACCTGTTAGAACACAAGTAGTAGGTGCAAACACAACACAACTACAACAAGCAGCAGAGCGTGTAAAAGATTACATGAATTATGAGATTACTCATGTCATGGAAGATTATAATCCAGAGATGGATCAACTGTTGTTTCAATTACCTTTGTCAGGTAGCGCATTTAAAAAAATTTACTACGATGAAGTTTTACAAAGAGCGACATCAAAATTTATTCCTGCAGAAGATATGATTGTGCCTTACGGTGCATCTGATTTAGACACTTGTGATCGTATTACACAGATTGTCAAAATGTCGATGAATGATTTAAGAAAAAAACAAGTTTCAGGATTTTATCGAGACATCGAAATACAAGCTTATGATGATGACGAGGCTAGTGACATACAAGATAAAAAAGACCAAATAGATGGAACTAATCCAAATGATTACAAAATGGATGACATGGCAGAACTCTATGAAATGCATGTTGATTTAGATTTAGAGGGTTTTGAAGATATTAATCCTAGAAACGGTGAGCCTAGCGGAATTAAATTACCTTACGTAGTAACTATTGAAAGAACATCAAATAAAGTTTTATCAATTTATAGAAATTACAATCAGGGTGATCCTTTAAAAAGAAAGAACGAGTATTTTGTTCATTATAAGTTTTTACCTGGTTTAGGTTTTTACGGTTTTGGTTTAATACACATGATTGGTGGTTTGACAAGAACTGCTACAACTGCACTTAGACAATTGCTTGATGCGGGCACACTTTCTAATTTACCTGCTGGTTTTAAATCACGTGGTTTAAGAATACGTGACGATGATCAGCCATTACAACCAGGTGAGTTTAGAGATGTTGATGCACCAAATGGTATAATACGTGAAGCGTTAATGCCTTTACCTTACAAAGGACCGGATCAAGTTTTGATGCAACTTTTAGGTTTCTGTGTTGATGCAGCAAAACAGTTTGCAACTGTTGCTGATATGCAATTGTCAGAAATAGGAAGTTCACAAACTCCTGTTGGCACAACCATGGCTTTGATGGAACGTGGCACCAAAGTGATGTCCGCTGTACATAAAAGATTACATTACGCACAGAAAAAAGAATTTGAATTATTAGCTAAAATTTTCAAATTAGTTTTACCACCACTATATCCTTACAATGTTACAGGTGGTCCAAGAGAAATAAAAATACAAGATTTTGATGACAATATTGATATTTTACCTGTGTCAGATCCAAATATTTTTTCGATGTCTCAACGTGTTACGTTGGCACAAAATCAATTACAACTTGCGCAAACAAATCCACAAATGCATAACTTGTATGAAGCGTATAGAAGAATGTACATTGCACTTGGCGTTAAAGATGTAGAACAAATTTTACCCATACCACAAGGTCCTCAACCACAAGACCCTGCAATGGAACATAGTGTTGTTTTACGTGGCGCACAGCTTCAAGCATTTCCAGATCAGAATCATGAGTTGCATATAAAAGCACATAGAACTTTTATGTCATCAGCTTTAGTCAAAGCAAATCCTATGGCTATCATGAATTTAGTATCTCACATTATGCAACACGTATCCTTGTTAGCCACACAAACTGTTGATCAAGCAATGGTGGAGGAAGCAGAAAAATTACGTCAACAATTTGGTGAACAAGTACCGCCAGAGGCATTACAAGCTTTACAAATGCAAAGAGCTGCTGCAATTGACAACGAAATTGTAAAAATTACTGAACAAATGGTTGGCGAAGAGCAAGAAGCGCTTCAAGATCAAAACATGGATCCACTTGTTTTATTAAAACAACAAGAATTAGCGCTAAGACAAGCTGAAATGGAGATGGATGCACAAGTAAAAGGCGAAAATCAAGCACTAAAAGAAAATCAATTTGACTATAAACAAGTTTTAGACGCACAAAAACTGCAAAAAGACTATGATTTAGCAAATTTACGTGCAGACGTAGCGTTGGAGAGAGCAAATGCCTCTAAACAAGAAGGGTAAAAAGATTAAAAAGGCCATGAGTAAGACTTATGGCAAAAAAGAAGGCGCAAAAGTGTTTTACGCAAGCATAAACAAGGGTAAAATTAAAGGAGTAAAGAAAAAATGATGAATTTTTTAGTAGGACCCATCGCAAA